ACCGGATCGCGACCATCCAGATGGCGATCCTGGACGCGTTCACTTACGGATTAACGATGGAGACCGACGATGAAGAAGAGGGCGAAGTGGACGTCGTCCTGCAGCAGCTTAAAAAAAACGAAGCGAAGGACGCCTGACCTGGCGGACCATGGTGCACTACGGGCTGACAGCAGGCCTGCACCTGGCCGAGATGGGAAGGCTGACGCCGGGCATGGTGTGCGACCTGTACATCATGCGCCTGCGCTATGACGATATGGAGCACGGGATCCGGCGCGAAAAGGAAAAGATCTACGACTGAGGAGTGATGGCAATGCCGACGCGGGAAATCAAAACCAGATTCAAGCTCGAAGGCGAGCAGGCATACAAAAAGGCGATGACCGACGCCGCCAGCGCGATCAAGGTCCTCAAGAGTGAGCAGCGCCTGGCCGCTGCGGAGTTCGAGGCGTCCGGCGACGCCCAGGAATACGCAGCGGAGAAGGCCAGGATCCTGGCTGAGGAGATCGAACAGCAGAAAAAAGCCGTCAAGGCTGCCCAGGATGCCATCAACCAGCTGACGAAGAACGGCGTGGAGCCCAGCTCCAAGCAGATGCAGACCTGGAAGACCAAGCTGAACGATGCCAAGGCTGCGCTCAAAAAGATGGAGACCCAGCTGAACGACACCGAGGGCGAGGTCAAGGATCAGAACAGCGCGCTGAGCAAGGCGAGGACCGCCATGTCCAACGCGGAATCAAAGATCAAGTCCCTGACGGCGGAAGAGAAGCTGGCAGAGGCCCAGTTCAAGGCCACCGGCGACAAGGAAGCATACGCAGCGGAGAAGACCAGGATCCTCAAGGAAAAGGTCGAGGCCCAGAAGCTGGCCGTGGCAGCTGCGGAGGAAGCCATCAAGAGCATGACGGACAACGGGGTGGACCCGGCGTCCGCGGAGATGGTCGAATGGAAGGATAAGCTGGTCGAGGCCAAGACCAAGCTGGCGACCATGGAAGGCGCACTGCAGAGCGCCGAGAAAGAGCTCAAGGATCAGACCGGAGAGCTTGGAAACGCCAAGACGGCCATGGCCAGCGCCGAGACGAAAATCAAGTCCCTGACAGCGGAAGAAAAGCTGGCCGAAGCCCAGTTCAAGGCCACCGGCGACAAGGAAGCATACGCAGCCGAAAAGACCAGGATCCTTAAAGAAAAGATCGAAGCCCAGAAGACCGCGGTGGCAGCTGCGGAGAAGGCGATCAAATCCATGACGGACAACGGGGTGGACCCGAACGCCAAGGAGATGGTCGAATGGAAGGATAAGCTGGTCGATGCCAAGACAAAGCTGGCCAACATGGAGACAGCGCTGGACAGCATGGGCACCGAGCTGGGTGAAGAGACGGACGCCTTCGGCGAAGCGACCGGCGGAGCTGACAGCCTGAAGAAGTCGATCGACAAGGTCGGCGAAAAGGTGGACTATCAGAATGTCATCGGAGCGATCGACAGCCTGACGTCCCACATCCAGAAGATCGCCACCGCAGCCGGAAGGGCTGCCACGGCCGTCTGGAAGCTGGGCACGGACGCCGGCACCTGGGCGGACGATATCGCCACGGCAGCCGCGCAGCTGGATGTGGATCCGGAGACATACCAGAGCTGGCAGTATGCCAGCAATTTCATTGACACCAGCGTCACGGACATCACGAAGTCCTGGCAAGACATCCAGAAGAAGCTCAAGGAAAACAACACCGAATACCTGGGCCAGCTGGCCAAGCTGCGCGTCGGTGTCCGGAACACTAACGGCACCATGAGGACCAGTGAGGAGATCTTCTGGGACCTGATCGACGCGCTGCATAACATCAAGGATCCGTCAGAGCAGGCGCGGGTCGCCACCGAATTGTTTGGAAATGATTGGCGGACCTTAAAGCCTCTGATCGACGCAGGATCCGAAGCCTATAAGGGCCTGGCGGAAGAGGGCCGCGAGGTCGCCGTTGTCTCCAATGATAACGTGGAAAAGCTGGGCAAGGTTGACGACGCCATGCAGAAGCTGACATCCCGCGCGAATAAGCTGAAGAACGACGCCCTGGCCGCCCTGTCCCCTTCCTTCCTTAACATCGCGGACGCGGGAGATAAGGCCGTGACCGCTCTGCAGGAGTTCCTGGAAAGTGCGGAAGGCAAGGAAGCCATTGGAGAGCTGAACGCTGCCATTGACGGGCTGATCAAGGCCTTCCTCGGGGAAGATAACGGTAAGGGCACGTTCAAGGCGATCATTGACGGGGCGAAGGACGCTGTGAACGGGTTTACTTCGGCGCTGAAGTGGATCTCCGAAAACGGGGAGACCGTCAAGACAATCATCGCAGGCCTCGGGATCGCCTGGGCCGGGCTGAAGGTCAGCAAGGGCGTGCTGGAGTTCATGACCCTGCTGCAGGCCCTTCCCATCGAAAAGCTGACGGCCGTCTTCAGCCCCAAGGGTGCGGAATCGGTCGCGAAGGCAGCCGGAAAAGCAGCCGGCGGAGCAGCCGCGAAATCTGCTGTCACCGGAGGCGGAGCCGGGCCGAGTATTCCATCTTCATTTGCAGAAACGGCCATGGGCCTTGGCGGTTTAGGCCTGATGACCTATTCATGGGAAAAGGCAATCGAAGCCCGGCGGGGTGATCAGACCAAGCTGATTGACACTGCGGAGCACTTGAACGCTGTAGCAGAAGCGGACAAGGAGCTGCAAGCTGCCTTCGAGAAGTTCGTGGAAACCCAGCGAGCTCAGAAGCAGGGACAAGATGATTATCTTCTTGGAAAAATCAGCGAAGAAGAGTTTAACAATATCATTGACAAGGCCAACGAAGCATCCGAAGCATTCCATGCTATGGAAGAATCCGGAAAGGTGCTGGATGCTTATAACTCCTGGAGGACAGGAAACTCCATCAACTTTGAAGACTGGGTCCTTCCTAAAGACTGGGAGCAGCTGGGGCTGGACGCCGGGAGCGGGCTGGCCAGCGGGCTGGACGCCGGCCAGGAAGAGGTAACAGAAGCCGGCACGGCCCTGGGCCAGAGCGCCGCAGACGCAGCCATGGCCGCCCTGGACGAACACTCCCCCTCGAAAGTGATGGAAACCATCGGCGGGAACGCGGCCGTCGGGCTGGCGAACGGCATCTATGACCGGGGAGACGAAGCGATCAGGGCGGCGCAGTGGCTGGCAGATTCGGTGACGAACATCGTGCAGAGCGCGCTGGAGATCCACTCCCCTTCCCGGGTGTTCGAGCGCCTGGGCGCGTTCACGGGCGAAGGCTTCGCCAGCGGCATCGAGCACAGCGCAGAGGCCGTCAGCCGGGCGGTGGGCACCATGATCGGGGCGACCACCAGGCGGCCCACCACGAGCTTCGCCGGGGTGCCGGTGAGCCTGGGCGGCGGATCTGCCGGCCGGGTGGGCGGTATTGCCGCAGGCGCAGCCGGGACGGTGCATGTGACCATGGTGCTGGACGACGAGGTGCTGGGCGACGTGATGGCCCCGATCGTCAACGACAAGATCGGCGCGAAGATCAACGCGACACGGCGCAGCTGACGGGAGGATGAATGGATGCCGAGACATATTGACGTATGGGTGGACGGGGTGGCCCTGTCCACGATCGGGCCGGTGCTGGTCCGGCAGGTATATGAGGATCCGCCCACGCTGGAGATCAGCAACGGGGAAAGGCCGGGACGGTACGGGCAGCGCAGGCTGATGGTGAAGCGGCAGAGCCTTCAGGTGGCCGTGGAGTGCCAGATCCGGGAGCTGCGCGACCTGGCGGCCCGGTCCCGGACGGCGGAAGCGCTGTACCGCTGGGCGAACGGCAGCAAATTGCAGCTGAGCAACCACCCGGGGCGGCATCTGAACTGCTATCTGAGCGCGGAGCCCGCCCTGGGCGAGGCCCGGGACTATGCCAGCACCATCCGCATGGAATGGACGGCGGACGAGGTCCCATACTGGGAGGACGATCTTCCGGAGCAGCTGACGATCAGCGGAGCTCAGAGCAGCGGGACGCTGATGGTGCAGGGGACGGTCCTTTCCCCCGTTTCTCTGACTGTGACGGCCGGCGGAGCGCTGACCAGCTTCAGCGTGACGGCCGGCGGCAGCACGGTGAGCCTGACGGGGCTCAGCATCCCCCAGGGCGGGGTGCTCACGTTTGAGCGGGACGCCCTGGACAACCTGATGATCCGCAGCGGGGAGACGGTGCTGCTGAACAAGCGCAGCGCAGACAGCGCGGACGACCTGATGGCCGGACCCGGGCCGACGCCTGTGTCCTACACAGCGAACGCGTCCTGCGAGGTTCAATTCACATCAAGGGGGCGGTGGGCATGATCAGACGACCTGGCCTGCTGGCTGCCGATCTGAGCGAGACCGCCCGGCTGGAGCCGACCGCCGCGTCCCTGACGCTGAAGATGATCGGGGCCGGAGAAGCGGCCCTGACCCTGGCGGAGGACGCGCCGACGGTGCATGTGCATGACTGGGTGAGCATGTACACCGGGCAGGGCCTGGCCGGGATCTACCGGGTGACGAACGTGGCGCAGACCTACCGGCGGCAGATCGAAGTGAGCCTGCTGCACGGCATCGACATCCTGAGCGATTCGGTGTGGGCGGCGCAGACCACGTTCACCGGGACGAAGGCGGCTTTTCTGGCGGAGCTGCTGAACCAGCAGACCCAGCTGATCAACGGGGTGAAGCCCTGGCAGCTGGGCCGGTGCGAGGACAGCGGCAGCATCGAGCGGGACATCAACTATGACCGGCTGAACACGCTGCTGGAAGCCCTGGAAGTGGAAGGCAGCAATTATTACTTTGTATATGACCAGACCACCTGGCCGTGGACGATCCACTATGTGGCGAAGGCAAACACGGTTTCCTCCGAGTTCCGGCTGACCAGGAACATCCGGACCGCGACGGTGACCTATAACGACGCGGATCTGTGTACGAGGCTTTATCTGTCCGTATCCTCCAAAAACGAGGACACGGTGACGGTGAAGAAGGCCAACCCCAACTATATCAGCGACGAGGCGACGCCGGGTGTGCCGGCGCTGGTGGACACGAACATCACCGTCAGCTCCACGGACAGCGCGGTGCGGACCTATGACAACACCGCCGCGCAGGCCGTCTGGGGTATCGTAGTGAAGACCGCGGACATCGACACCCATGACGACATCCAGGAGCAGCACTTCCCAAGCGCGGACGCCTGGGCTGCCAATTACCTGGCCCTGCGGGCGGAGCCCTCCGTGCAGATCCAGATCGACGGGGACACGCTGAGGGAGCTGACCGGAAACGAGTGGGACGAGAGCGACATCGGCGCGCTGTGCCAGGTGGCCCTGCCGGAATACGGGCACACGTTCCGCGAATACGTTGTGACGGTGACCTATCCGGACCTGGTGCGGGATGAAAGCCATGTGACCATCTCCCTGGCGAACACGCTGCCGAAGGTATCGGAGAGCATCGCCATGGCCAGGTCGGAAGCGAAGACGGCGGCCAGAGCTTCCCGGGCCACGGCGCGGACCGCGGCGGACGCCAAGGAGGTCACCAGCTGGAGCCAGATCGTCCAGTACCACGCCGAAGCCCTGGATGGCAGCGGGGTGCTGACGCTGTACGAAAGCGGCATCAGCATGGACGCGACGGGCGGGGTGAAGATCTACAGCCTGTCGGAAGGCGTCCAGGGACTTTATTCCGAGATCAAAGTCAACGCCGAAGAGATCTACGAGGAGAGCCAGAAGATCAGCCTGGTGATCAAGGACGGGGCCATTGACGCCGGATCCATCGTCGGCGCGATCAACGATCAGAAGGAAAGTATCGTCAACATCAACGCGGACCGGGTCAACATCGACGGAAAGAAAAGCGTGAAGATCAGCGACGCGATCTTCATCGCGGATGGCGGCGCGTTCTGGGTCAAGCGTAACGCGACCTTCGGAGAGACTGCCGGGCATCTCGTTACCATCAACAACGGGACCGTGAACGCTCCGACCATCCAGGTCAACAGCGGCGGATCCCTGACGTTCAGCCCGAGCTCCCAGTCTGATTCCGCCCTTTCCCTGACCAGGGCGACAGTAGCCGGCCTGGTGACCGACGTCCAGATCAGCGGGCCCGTGAACAACGTATACACCCTGCAATACAAAAAAATCGGCACCGGTGATACCTGGAATAACGCTTCGGTAACTTTTAGCCGGGCCACTACTCTGTATAAGAGCAATTACACGATCGACGGAACC